TCCTCTAATTTTAGCGTGTGTGATATCTTCGAGTTTCTTAATTTTGATTTTCTTGAGTTCCGCTCTCAATTGTTCTATGACTTCTTCGGGTATGGTGGTCATTTCTTGTGCCTGAAATTGGGAGAGCCATTCGTTAAAATGATTTTCCCTCTTGTACGAATAGTTCACCACCTTCTCCGACGTCTCTTGTTCTTCTCGGTACGTGAGTTCTTCACTCATCGCACGTGCAACGATTTGTCCACACCCATCACAAACTAGGTCCGCAGTCTCATGGAAGTGGAGAATGTTGCTATCCTCACCACACGTGTCACATATTTCCAAGGCTATATGTTCACGGGGTCTCTGGATATTTTGGTTTTCAACTTCGATGAGATACTCGGTAAAAATGTCTTTCCGTTTTAATCCTGTCGTCTCTTTCACGTTGAAAATATTGTCTGTGTTTGTCTTTTCTACGTCTTCTTTTGTGTACTCATTCATGAACGGCATGCACTTCATCACGTACTCAGCCATCTCAGCTTCGTATTTGTTTTTATTTGCCGGATCAGTGCGTATTAGTTCGTTCCACCCGTCCATCTTGTTGTTGTACCTACTTAAAAAATTACCTTCCATTCTTTATAGAGAAATGCTTGCCAAACTTTTAAGTAATCTTATATTTCTGTACAAAAATATAACCACACCACCAGATTATAAAATTTTGCGTGAAGAGTTGGAGTACAAGATCGACCATGACATGAAGTATCAGACCGAAGATACGTTTTGGGCAGAGGAGAGTAAAGATTGGGACGGTATTCTCGACGAGTACTACATCGACGCGACTGGACGAGACTTCAGACACACGGCAGTACCACAAAACGTCAAGTACGTCATATCGCGCATCAAGTATTTCTATAACGGTCACGTGTACACGGCCATTTCGAACGATATCAACTTTAAACCTGGTGAGAACGAAGACGCGGCCATGCACTTTAGTATCCCTTTGAGTAGTGCTTGGATAGTTGATCACGATGATAAACCTATACGAAACATTACTGAAAAGGTGAAACGTTACGGTGGACCTAGAAGTGATTTCCACGGTCAACGTGTTCCACTCGAACACTTTTTATATTACGACAGAGAAGTACTGAAGGATCGTTTTCCTAAAATTATTCTATCGAACAGTTTGGGTATGAAAAAGACCCTGAAGACACTCGAGCACTTTACTACTGATCTTCAGATACCTTAGTTGCCAGGTAAAACTTGAGCTCTCCCAAATTCGCCACGTTATACTTGAGAATCAAAAACCTATTACCCGTTTCCTGTATAATTTGCACAGACGCACACATACTCGTCGCCTTTGTAAAGATATTCAGGTATTTTAGACTGTATGTACCGGTGATGTCGGGACTCTCATCGAGACACTCGATAGAAGTTTCCTGGTTTGCAAAGTCGCCTTCACACTTGAATTTGATTTCGTTTCCGGTCCTCTTGATTTCGATGTCCGTACCGATGTTAGACATGTCACGGCATAGTCTTTGAAAGTCTACAGACGGGAGAGTGGTGATGGTCGTCATCTCAATATCGGGAACTTCGATGCGACTCTCATTGATGTCCAAAAGCTTGAGTTGAAACTTTGTGTTTGTCTTTTTGGCTTCACTCGAAATTTCGATATCCATGTGTTCCTTCGAATTAATTTCAATTTTGAGAACATCATTATTCGTGATAGTCTTCAACAATTTGAAGGTATTCGAGATGTTGATACCGGCGATGATCTCTTCTTGGGTACACTCGTACTCTTCAAAGTTGTCAGCCGCCAAAAATATATCGATGAGTGAGGTTCTCGCCGTGTCGAGGGTGACGATATACATACCCTGAGGTCTGAAGTAAATGTTCACATCGTTTAGAATATCTTTTAGCACCTCGAACGTTGACTTAAAGGCTGATGCCTGGATAGTGACCAATTTCATATCTGTATAGATATGCGTTTCAACTCTTTAAATCTGTGAATCGTAGGCTATTCCCTTACTCACGTCACGACTGATCTTCTCCTCGAGTTCTTTCGTCATGGGAGGTTGTAGAGCCCTACCGTAATCTTCGAGGGCGAATATGTCCGACGTGGGCGCGTCCCCATCCAGGGTCGTCATTCCACACCCAAAACCACCCAAGGGACTATGTACCACCTCTTTAGGAGGGAGTAGGGAGTCGAGCCAGTTCTTAATCTCGTTACCCACGAGAATCTTACCGTTCTGAGTTAACATCGTGGGTACCCTGTTAATCTTGTTTTTGTAACTGGGAGGTATACCCTGTGTGTTCACGTTGTGGTATCGAATAAGTTGCTTCAACTGGTGGTGCTGGTTAATGTACCCGATGACATCCATAGAATGTTTACACCTTGGACTATATATCAGAAGCGACATCTACTATGTACATCGTAATTTCTCTAAAAAAAATTAACGCGTAATAGTAAATATGAACTACATTCTGGCGTTCGCGCTCATAGTCGTAGTGATTCTTCTGACGACCAACATGGAATCTTTCACGGAAACCTTCGGTCTCTCAGGATACACGAAGCCCGTACCCCCAGTAAAGCTGAACGACCCCAGACCAAATCTCGAGGGGTTCGAGCCATTCGAAGTCAGCGTGGATAACAATATGGTCGAGGACTTTGTCCTCCAAGCGAACAAGGAGATTTCTAAGCGTACGGTATGTGCACGTACATCATCGAGACCACCGCCATCAAGGGGTACAGGAAGGATAACACCGAGATTTATGAGGTCATGTTCATGGCCGTGAAGAAGGATGGCTTCTCCTTTGGATTCTCCATCGTCGCCACCTTCGAGGTCGAGGGTTCCAAGTCTCGCATCGTTTCTCTCCGTTCGCAACCCCTCGATGTTCAGGCCCCAGGTGACGTGTCCGCTTTTGTGGAGGGTTCTGCCGGTAAGGAGTTTGTAAAGTATGAACTCGTCAAGGAGGCTGCCGTACCCACCAAGAGTGAGTTTGAAACGGCTAAAAATAAATTACAGTAATTATAATGTTAAGCATCAATGACGTGACTAAGATTGATGAGAAAAGGAAACAAATCAAAAAGGAGATTTACAAGAAAATATATGAACAATTCTCCGGTAAAATTAAACAGTCCGTGGAGCTGGGACATAAACAGATTTTTCTCACCGTTCCGACATTTTTACTTGGCTATCCCGTGTTTGACAGGAGACTCGCGGCGAAATATATCGCGAGACAGTTTCAACTGGGTGGTTTTACGGTAAAGTTATTGAGTGATTTTGACATTTACGTATCATGGGTCGTACCAAAAAAGAAAAAGGAAAAGGTCGAAGATGAAGAAGAGACAGATTTACCCAATTTACTGAACCTCAAAAAGATGGCGAATCAGTACAGGAGAGGTGCGTAGTAAAGAGTATTTTAAAAAACCCTTTAATCATAAATGGACAATTTGAATGTGTTGGTTGAAGCCAAGAAGGAGTACTTAGGTCAAATGTGCATTATCATGTGTCCGCCTATGATTGAAGTTTTTCAGGAAATGTACGGTGAAGCCGTGAAGACCTCCAAGGGTAAACAGGTTCTCATCATGTTCCAGAAGCTCTTGAAGGAGGTTCCTAACTGGTCCAATGCCATGTCGAAGCGCCACGCGGATAACATTACCGACCGTTGCGCTTGGTTCACCGACCTTCTCGCGGCTGTTTTCGTAGCTTGTACCAAGATTCTTTCGGCCGTTCGTCTCAAGGCGGACAACAAGAAGATTTCCCTCAAGCTTCCCACCGAGGAGGTGTTCATCCAGACTGTTTATAATAACGCCGCTCGAGACCTCTATAAAGACCCATACATCTTCCACGAGGAACAGAGTGAGTACGCTCGTGATGAGAACCTCACCATGCGCTTTTCTACGTGTATCGAGAACACCGTGAAGGAACTCATCCCCGTGCAACAGATTCTTCAGACGTACATGTCACAGGAAACGCGTGATATTTCCCTCGACGGTGACGTACAGGATTCCGCCGACCCTGATGTACTTGACGGTGGGGAAGAACCTTTCCCAGGGCCCGAACCCGAGCTCGGACCCGAACCCGAACCCGAACCCGAACCTGTGATGGAATCCGATCCCATGGACATGGGTGAACCTCAACCCACGGGTCTGGAAAATGAGTTTAAGACTGTCCCGGGTGTACAGGCTCCCGATCCCGTTTCCGAGCCTATCGCCACCCCTGAACAAGAACCTCCGTTCCAGTCTCAGCCTCAGCCTCAGCCTCAGCCTCAGGGGCAAGTCGACGACGATGTCTTATTCGGTGATGCACCAGAGCAGCGTACAAAAAATCCCAGGTATTATTAAATGGAACTCTCCGATCATCTACGCGACCCCGTGAGTGCCGCCTTAATCGCAGCTGGAATAACCGCTGCTTATATTCATCTCAAAGCGTACCTGAATAACGAGGGTAAGCTCGAGCTTAACAAATATACGAAGCCCGCTGTACTGAACGCCATTCTCGTGTTCTTTATTGTTACTGGTGGATTAGCACAAAAGGAGGCTATTTCCAGTGAACCTTTTTAAACTTAAAGATTAAACCAATAGATTAAGAAAATGGCGTCCGTATCCGCTTTCAACGATATGATGAGTCAATTTCTTGTGGAATTGCACAAGACTTTTCCAGAGGAAAAAGGTATCAAAAAGATGCTCACTTCGTTCGATGTACTCAAGTCGACGAACCCGCGTCTCGTCGTAGACGGTTTCATGACCGGTGTCACCCCCTATGCGTCTAAGATTTCCGCGAAGGATGAGACGTTCCTTCTCAACGAAATCGAGAACATCGAGTTTTTGAAGGAACTCGACATCAAGAAGTATTGGGAGAGAATGTCCGCCAACACAAAGAACGCGACGTGGCAGTATCTCCAAACCCTATACATGCTCGGTACCACCATCACTTCTCTCCCAGATGACACACTGTCCCAGATTGAGAAGATTGCCAAGGGTGTCGCCGATCAGATGCAAGATGGTAACGGCGATTTCGACCAAGACGCTCTGATGAAGATGATGGGCGGTATGCTTGGTAGTCTTCCTAAAAAATAAACCTCCACATATACTAAATGAAGGTTTGGTTTGACGATCCTCAGCAGCTCGTGAGGGCTGATCAGGTTAACCAGTTCTGGCCAACCAGTGAACAAACTCCAGAGGACCGGGTGAACGCCGCTTCTCGTTTCATTATCTACGTGTGTACCGTTCTTTATCTCATTCGTCGTGACCCTCGCGTCTTCGTTTTAGGTGCGACCGTCATTGCCGTCATCTATGTTCTTTATAAGTCTAGGATGGTGAAGGAGACGTATGGGGGTTCGTTCGAGGGTGCGAGTTGTCAGATGCCCACTCCCGATAACCCCATGGGTAACGTCCTCGTCACGGACTACAGCGACGCCCCCAACCGCTTAGAGGCGTGTTATTACCCCACGGTGAAGCCTTTCGTACAAAGTTACACCAGCGACCGCATTCCTTACGACGCGGGGCGTTCTCGTACGGCTATGCCCAAGTACCTTCGTAACGCCATGGAGCGTCAGTTTGTTTCTAACCCAGTGACCAAAATCCCAGGGGACCAAACAGCTTTCGCGGAATGGCTCTATGGACCCAAGAATGGTCCCATGTGCAAGAGTGATACCCGTTTTTGCAACCCCAACGCGCGCGGTGTCCAGCTCGAGGCCTTTTCCGGTCTCGGTGGTCACGGTGATAAGCGTTCCGGTATGCACGGCGGAACAGTTAGGTAGATAAATATTCTCATGTAATAATAAATGGCATACCAACTCCAACCTGGACTTTCCATTGTTCAAAACGCGGGTGCCGTTCCCCCTGTGAAGGCGACTGACGAAATTTTCGTGTACCCTCAGCCCAGTTCCTTGAACTGTGGCGAGTGCCGTCCCAATACCATGTTGTATGGCACCGCCCCGTACATGGCCGGTAAGGGTTCTCCAGCGCAGTATATTGATACCAGTGATCAACTTCGCCCCCAATCTACTTCTCGATTTAACAAGCACCTCGTTCAGACGTACGAGCGTAACCTTTTCCCTCTCACCAACATGGAGTGCAAGGTTCCTCTCCGTACCCAGAAGTACGACCCTTCCAGTACTCGTGCTGAGCTCCAGAATGGTCTCTTTGAGCAGAGGTACCTTAATAAAAATGTTAATAAGAAGTAAGAATGGCTGATCCTATATCACTCATGGCTGTTGCTGGACTTGTGTTCGCCGGGCGGAACCTGAGTTCCAAGTCGGAACCACCCAAAGACGCTCCACCAACTTTGAAAAACCCAGAAATAGTAGAATCGAATAACTTTGATGCCCCCGTCGAAGTCGCCCACAAGATGGAGATGGCGAGCTTCGCTGATATCAGTCCTCAACAACGTAGCGGCGGTCAGGAAATCCTAAACATGAGGAACCGCATGTATGATCAGGGTCGGATGAATAACTTGAGTCCCATCGAGAAGCAACTCGTCGGCCCAGGTCTCGGTGTCGGTGCCCACGTCCCAGCCGTCGGTGGTTTCCAACAGACTTTCCGTGTGAACCCCATAAACGTCGGTGAGTATCGTCTCACGACTCT